GGGAACAATTTAGGAACAAGTTATCCCAGAAGTACGGTATTACAACAACCAATGCTACTTCTGCCTCAGCTATGGTAGCTGGTACTGAGGCTCTAGCTAGAGCGCTTAAAGCCAATCCTAATCTCTCAGATGACGAAAAACTCCGTATCGCGCACAAGGCCATGGCTGATTACATATCTACTGAAGTAAACACAAAGTTCCCAGGGTCTCAATTTGTTATGGGGTGGAGCGACAACATAGGGTTCACTGCACATTGGGGAGGCAAGACTTCTCCAAAAGCCCAGGAGTTTGAAGGGCAAGCCCTACAAGGGTTAAACGTTGAAGACTTCCGTAAGTTATTGAAGGCCAATCCTATTACAGTCAATGCTACCCTTATCGTAGGTGACCAGAAGCTGTTTGCTACTGTCCAAGCCTCCGGCAAGGAAGAAGCAGAACGCGCAGGCGCAATAGTCAAACGGCAGAAGACTGTCTCCGAAGGGCTGGCGGCCTCTTTGGGGGCTTCTTCTGGAAGGCCATTCTAAATGGAAGACAAATTCTCCTGGTCTATGGACTTAGACAATACCCCAATAGACAACGGGTTGAAGGCACTTATCAACAGAATTTCATTCAATAAAACCAGAGATATAATGGCAGAAATGCAAATAGACCTAACTTGCCCTCTTGTAGAGGACAACTCTAGCACCAAGTACATTCTTTCTAAGGGGAGGGAAGTTGTACTATTTGGTGGCTGGGGCAACGAAACATTTCTAGGGGCAGGAATAATACATAAGCACAGGCTTGATATAGCAAGCCAAAGGTTGACTGTCATCGCCAGGGACAAGGGCAGGGATATGGCAGTTAAACACGAAGACGAAACGTATAACAATACTAAAGATTCTGAGATAGCACGTACTATAGCTGGCAAATACGGTGTACAAACAGACATTGAAGATACTCAAGCCACTGTATCACGAATACAATCAAAACTCACTGATTTTGAGTTCCTCAGAGACCTTGCTATGCGCAACGGGTACGAATTCTACTTTGAGTTCGACGTGTTCAAAAGAAAGTGGGTTATGCACTTCCACGCGCCACGTAGTATCGGGCAAAAGCAGACATTTGTGTATGACTACTCTGCTAATCCTAGCCCTGTGAATTCATTTTCGCCAGAAGTCTCTGGAGAAGTAGAGCATAAGGCCCAAATTAAAATGGTAGCTTTCTTAGCAGAAGAAAGAGGGCCTATCATGCTAGAGGCAGAAGTAGCTGGTGATGCTACTGTTAGAGAAGTAATCAGTGGCCTAAGATTTCAGAATGGCAAAGAAGCTAAGGCATTCTTTGATGGGCTAGTCAAACAGCGTAATGAGACCTATATGACTGCCAAGGCCATTGTGCTTGGTAATGAGCAGTTGAAGATAGGAGAAATACACCAGTTCAAAGGCATAACACCCAAGTTCTTCCCTAGCTTAGACGGGAATTACAGAATCAATGAGTACACACATCACATAATTTCTGGGGAAGACTTTGTGTTTACCACAGAACTTGACTTGTACAGGGTGTCATAATGCTAGTGAATTTGGTTACAGCAATCGTTACGAATAATGAAGACCCGATTAAGCTGGGGAGGGTCAAATTCAAGAGTGATGAGTTGCTTGGAGGCAAAGAGCACCCCAATTGGGCGGAGCCTCAGTTCCCAGTTTGTGATGGGTCTTCTGCTGTGTTTATGGTGCCAAAAATAGGTGCGTCTATTCAAGTGATACTGCCTTCAGGGTCTATTGATAACCCAGTGTACCTTGGAGCACACCCTCTGAAGCCCGAGGACGTCCCAGACGAGGTGAAACAGGACTACCCCAATAGAGCTATCATCAAATTCAGAGACATGGGCTACGTGCTGTTCGACGCCAAAAACAAGGTCATTACAGTTCTGAGCACTGGTGATGTAAAAGTTGTTTCAGCAACTGATGTTTACTTTGAAACACCACTATTTGAGGTTGGCAAGAAGGGTCTTACAGCAGATGACGGCATAGTTCGTAAGGCTGACCTACAAAAAGCTATAGATGACTTGAAGGCTGCTGTAGATGCTAAGTTTGCAATGTGCGCAGGAGGTTCTGGAGTTGGAGCAATATCTAGGCCAACAGCAGAAGCTTCTGCTGTCGGTTTGTGCTTGAAATGACATTGAGGAGAACCAATGGCACGTGGGATAAATGCTGGCACTATTCCTCAACCAGCCGTTAGAAGTTAGTAACGGTGCAGAGTGATGGCAGTAACTGCATTATCCTATTAGCAATTTGAGGTGACTGATGCCTGGTTTACCGAATCCAGTACAATTGGGGGCTCAGCTGCTGAATATTCCTAGCCCAGAAATGCTTCTTCCTGGGCTACCTACAATTCCTATCCCTTATCAAGGCAAAAGCCAGTCAAAAGGCGCTCCTTCAGAGTGCTGGTTGGTGGATAAGAAAACAGGAGAACAGTTTAGATTCCAGTTTAACCCCCCGCTGTCTATACATAGGAACAACGAACTCCCCATACATAAAGGTATCCGGAGTGATAAGGGCATACCTATCATAGGCTCTGGTGGAGAAGAAGTGATATCAATCAGGGCCATGTACTACAAGATTGATAAGACCTATGACCACTACAAAGCTCTTGATAACATTAGAAACCAGTTGAGCCGTCAAAAGGATGGTTCACTGCCTATAGTTACTGTGTTGATGCCTGGGTTGAAAGCATGGGATGGTTACATCAGAGACTTTTCTGCTGAATTGTCAGAAAATTGTTTTGATGGTAAAGTGAGCAGAACAATTACTGTTTCTGTAGAACTTGTAGAGTACTCTCCTCTACCAGAACCTACAACCACCAATAAAGTACCTCAAGACACTGCTTTCTACACAGTAAAGGAAGACACTCAGGACAAGGCGGCTACGCGCAAGAGTAAAGGGGCTAAAGACCCACTAGCAGATTTAGGTGCACCAGGCGGCGGGGAAGACGCTCCTGACCCTAATAAGGAACATTTGTAATGGATAAGGTTCAGTTGACAGACACTATTGGCAATTTGATTACTGTCTCTCAAGACGGCAGCCACCCTGATACCATACCTGGCATATCTGTACTGAGGCACAGTCGTATACCCAGATACTCTACGCTAGAGTGGGAATGCGCGCCACCAGGCTATACAGGTGATTCTTACCTACATCTTAATACAGGTGTGCAAGCAATATTTGGCAGTGGTGTAGTACAAATACATGATTCTAACGGTAACTGGGTAGTTGTACATATAGATTTCAATGCTGCTACACTAGGTAAAACAGTGATGTTTGATTATGCTTTGCCAAACTACCCTGCAGACCAGGCTTATGGCTTAGGCCCTTCACCACTGAGCAGTTTGGTGTTTGAGGATATCGCTAGAAGGGTGTATAACAATCCTGAGTTGGGTATCCTCTTAAGGCAGTTAAATATCCTAGACTTAGGAGTTGGTGGGCAGTACATAGTACCAGCCAAATCAGAACTCTCTAAAGAGGCATTGGCTCCAGATAGTTACATATGCCAGGTTTTGGACCAGTTACTGGCTTTCTATGATAGTAGGATGACTGATGAATAGAGATAAGTTTTTACAGCAGGCTCTGCCATTTCAAGGGTTGCATGCTCCGTACAGTAGAGGTGGCCATTTACTGTACTCAGTGGATACGCCATCAGGTATAGTGCACAGCGCGTTCTTAGTTAGGTTAGCTATGTCAGACTGCGAGTCAGAAAACCCATTTCAGACTCTTGGCTTAGACCCTCAAATGATATTCTCAATTAACAATGGTCAAGCCCCCATGGTTCAAAAGGCTGTGTCAGACATGTTTGACGAATTTGTTGACAGGTTTAGGTTGCTAGAAGTAAATACCAAGTCTGACGTAGATGGCGGCAGAGTTGGGTTGACTGCTAGAGCTAGATATCTACCATTTAATCAAGAAATTACTCTAGGGGATTTGCTCCCTGTTGACCTGGTGAGGTAGCCATGGCGGACTTTAAGTTTACTGCTTTTTATTACAAAGCAATTCTGGAGGCCCTACAGGAGTTTCGTAGGAGAAATATCAAGCAACTCCCCGACTTTTCTCCTTACGCTCCAGAAACTCAGCTTGAGCGTATGATGGCTCTTGTTGGGCATCTTGTTAATTGCAACATAGATATACTTGCTAACGAATTAGCACTTCCTACAGCCAAATTGCTACAGTCCGCCATCAATATAGGCAACACCCTGGGCTACCCATTTTCTCAGTTTTCTCCAGCAGTAGCAACAGTTGTAGGTAAGTTATCCGCAGATATCACTCAACAGACTACAGTACTGCCTGCCCTTTCCTCCTTTAGCGCTAAAGATGTTAATACAGGAGCAGCAATTAACTTTGAGAACTTAGAAGCATTTGTGTTGTATGACACTAAGACTGTGTCTATCAAATACTACAGTTCTCTACAAAATCAGTATTTTAGTTCTCCATACCAAGATGTGGTTCCTGTACAAATTGGAGACTGCATATACTTTGGGCTAGAAACAATGTTCACTTCTCTAAACTTCGCTTTGAGCGAAGGCGCTACTTGGCAAGGAGTTTGGGAGTATTGGGACGGTCTATATGAGGTATGGGCGCCAATACCTCATGGAGTTGATAACACAGGCAACTTAGACCACAGTGGTACAGTAAACTTCTCTTTGCCACAACAGATAAATGCTGATTGGGAGACCATGAGCATTGACTCTGAAGCAAGATACTGGGTAAGGTTCAGAATAACACAAGTTGATGTGGGTTCTACTCTTCCAACTCTAACTTCTAAATACCCGTCTGGCACTGGAGACATGGTTGACGCTGACACTGGGGACAAGTGGATAAAATTACTTGTCACTCAAGGTATAACCAGAAATGAGTCTTTTACCTCAACAGGGGTTGCCAATCAAACCTTCCAGCTGGGTAATGTGGGCTTGGTAGAAGGAAGTTTGGAAACTATCGAAGTTATGGAAGGTACTCAGCAGTCACAGTGGCTAAGGCAGAAGTATATGGGGCTGGCTGGGCCTAATGACTTGGTATTTACATATGTTGTAGACTCAGAAAACCATATCTATTTATCATTTGGAGATGGCACAACAGGCAAAGTTCCTGCGTATGGAGCAGTCATTTCTGTTTCTTATAGGACAGTCTCTGTAACTTCTGGGGGGAATGTTCCTGCGTATAGCATTAGCGGAGGAGACACTGGTGGCAAAGTACTGTCGTTCACCAATCCTAGGTCTGCTGCTGGGTTCAAAAGCGCATTTGCCCCACTGGAATTTCTTAAGCAAAATATACCACTATGGGCCAGCACTAACTCCCGAGCAGTGACTAACGCAGATTTGGAGTATTTTCTGCTTAATAACGCTACAGGCTCAGGAAGTTCTCCCGCAAGTAGAGTAAACATCATAGACGAAGGGATGGGCACAGGGTCAATAGTTGCTGTGCTTGTTGGTAGCGGGGGCGGCTTAATTGATTCTTCTGTTATGACAAGTATAGAAAACTACTTCAACGATAAGAAAAGTGGCATACTGCAAGTCAACAAAAGGCTTTCTTTGATTAACTACACCCCCAGGCATATTTCTATATCTGCCTTGGTTCATGGCGGGAATAGGAATGACATAATAGCAGCATTGTTAGCTAAGTTCCAGCCTCTCGCTACTAGAACTGCTGACGATGGGTCTATTACTTGGCAGTGGAACTTTAATGGAAGAGTACCAATTTCTGTTATCATAGCCACTATACAAGATGTTCCTAATGTAGGAAATGTTGTGCTCTATTCTCCTACTTCAGATGTGCAATTGGCTGCTAACGAATTGCCTATTGTAGAGCTGTCTGACATTTCATTGGATGTACGTGCAGTCTAGGAGAAACTATGTCCTACGACGTTTACAAGTTCATTATCAAAGCGGTTAGGGATTCTGATGAAGACGGCATACTTGAGAAATTTGTTGCTGGATTCCAAGCAGTTTATGATAATGCTTGGAATAAACTAGATTCCCTTAGAGGTCTCTATAGCCCATATTCAGAACTGAAGAGTGACCAAATTGACTACTTGTTAAACACTTTGGGGATGCCACAATCTGTGGCGAGCCAACTTCAAGAATACCAAAAGAGAAGATTGATTCAGCAGTTGATATCTTTGTGGAAGGTCAAGTCAATTAAGAAAGGCATTAACGCTCATTTTAATGCCATAGGAAGCATAGAGTCTTCTTATGATGAGCAATTTGATTTCAGATGGCTCTTAGAAGACAAAGCTGTAGGAGAAGACAATTTCGCTCTAACCCCAGTAGACCTGTGCACTACAGACTTATATCTAAAAGTTCCATACTGGCAAGAAATATCTTTGATAACCAATAGGAGCCAAGCCAACTTAGGACCTTTGAGGGTTATATTTAAGAATTTGAACGTGTCTCCAGGCAACATACCTACGCAGCTAATAGCAGAGTTCTTGGTTGACGGCCCAGGAGCCAAAATGGGCTTAGACTTGCTTATTAATGGTTCTTGGGTAGCAGCTTCATCAACAGTACAAGACCAATTTGGCTATCCTATGAACTTAAACATCAATTCCCCAGGGGCAAATTTAGGCAAATGGATTAGACGCATTTTTCCTATACCAAGCAACATAAATCTTTATGCTCTTGCTTTGTATGATAATAATGATGGCGTCGGGCAGTACCGAATTAGAATCCGCAGGGTTATGCTAGTGACTAATGGTTATGTTTACCCCTTATTTTGTTACAAAGATACTTGGACCAACCAAGTTGTAGGTTCCCCAAGCGCAGGAATTTCTTATCAACTGTCTTCATCCTTGAGTTACTATGAGTCTCTACCACTAATTTCTAGCATAGCTTCTTATATGAGGCCAACTGGCGAGAAGTTCAAATTACACCTTGTGTATGAAAGGCATATTGCCCCTTTTAATCTTTCTGATAACTTGTACATGAGCGATTTGATTACCATAGACCAGAATACAGGATACATAGTGTTCCCAAGTGACGGTACAGCTTGGGTTGAATCCTGTGACACAGACAAGTATTTAGGTGCTAAGGATTACATGGTATCAATACAAGTAGAAAACATGGGCACAGTTCGTATAGATTTGAATGCTAGTGGGCCTCCTAATACTCCTGCAAGTTATAGCCTTGTTTTGAGCGGTGGTGTTGCTACTATCGCCAGAGGCTCCACCACTTTGGCCACTGGTACTTACGACAGCAGAGGCATTATACACAGAATATCATTTGCTCGGGAAGGCACTGTTTTACAGGCATATGTTGATGGGAATAATATACTACAAGTGTCAGATGGCCCTATTGCTAACACCATGTCTGGGGTTTGGAAGTTGTCCGGGAACGGCTTCCAGTTAGTTGAGCTGGCAGTACTGCCTATTCCCACATACACAGAGGAGCTAGGAACATGACTACCAGAGTAGAAATGCTAAAAAGTAAGGTGAATGTTTACCCTAAGAACCTGATGGGACTGACTGACATCCGTGAACAATTTCTAGACTACCTTACTGAGAAAACTAGGCAGTTTGCTAGGACCTGTTACCCATACGCAGGTCTATTTGCTTTTGGGGGTCTTACTACTCAACTAGTTGACAAAATGTCTATTTTGTCAGGGTTTGGTATAGACAACAATGGTAACGTGCTGAGCTGGCCTAACTACCAGAACATAGCTATACCAACAGGAACAGCCCTGACCTTGTATTATGGGTTTAAGTATGGAGAATTAGTTAGTGAGCCAGAGCCCAACCCCAAAACAGGAGCAATTGAGTACGGCAAGATATACGAGGTTATAGGAGAAATCTCTGCTCCTGATAGTGTTACAGATAACGGTAACGGAACTTTAACACTTGTTCTAGACACTCTACTGCACAACATAAATGCTGCAGGTAGAGTGGTTAGGGTACAACTTGTGCAGCCTCAGTCACTAACATCTTGGTTTGAAGACCTGGTAGTTTCTTACGTTAATGGCCATAATGTTGTTACAACTTCTGGAGTTCTTGGGCAGACTACCCCATCAACAGCTGCTGCTGCCTACCTGGTTTGGGCTATTGGGCCTTCTATCAGCGGGGTGTCATTAGGTGACCAGTTTATAGACTTGGGTCAAACCTATCAAGCAACTCCTTCTAGCATACCTGTATGGGTAAAAACCAGCATACGCTGGCTTCAAGGCGTGTACAACCATCATATAGCCAATGTGCCTGCTGAAGTAGGATACCCACATAAACTGGTTGACTTGGATACATACCATTACTCTCTAACAAACCTACTCCCCAACAGCTTCTTTGGGACATATAGTAGCGCAAACCCAATAGCTATGAACGAATGGGATGCAGTAGTCACTTTAGACACAGGAACTGGTACACCAACTTTCGTCATTGACCCAACTGCTGGACTCATTGGATACGGGGCACTAAAGTACACTGCAGTAAATACCGCCGTTGGAAGTGCTACACTATCCCCCAAAACTGCGTATGGGCACTTAGTGCCCCCAGGAGGCTATCTCTCAGCTCAGGCTATAGTCAAACTTAACTCAGGTTCTTTATCTGCTACTGGGTCTTACTACATGATACAACTGGCGGTATATGAGAAAGATGGTACTACTGCAATTGAAACAGTTACCTTAGATACTGAGCAACTTCCAGCCAGCTCCTTGGGGCAGTGGGTTATACTGTATTACAATGGGTGGAAGAACACGTATGGCCGTACTGTGGTAGTTCGCCCTGTCTACAAGATACATTCCAACTTGGAGGCTTGTACTGTATTGATTTCAGCAGTTAAGCTGGAGAGGTCCAAGTCTATCACCCGTTATTGCCCGCATATCAATGACCCCCTCGGAGGGCTTGGGTCAGGCACTACCACAACGACTACAACGACCACAACGACTACCACAACAACGACCACTACAGGCACTACAACAACTGGAACAGGAACAACGACTACTACTTCCTCAAGCACCACTACGACCACTACCACAACAACCACAACGACTACTACTTCTTCTGGTGGTGGGAGTGGTTGTATATATGGCCAGTCTGCTATCGCTCAACCAGAAGGTAAGAGCACCGCCATTGAAAACATCAAAGTTGGAGATATCATACTGGGGCGTTCTCCAGACGGCAGCATAGTGCCTCAAAAAGTGCTAAAGGTGATGAAGCATGTAGGAACTTACAAGTTGAGACGCCTTTATACAGAAGATGTAGGGTTGCTGATTACCCCGGACCACAAGGTCTGGCGTGATGACAAGCAAGAATACAGCCCAGCTGGCTACATGGATAAAGACAAACTTGCTGCTAGATGCTACGTCTTAGACAAAGGCGCGTCAGAAGTTAGGTATGACGCCTTTGAAATATCAATAAAAACTGTGTGGAACCTTACAACTGAGCTGCATAACTACTTTGCAAATGGTATCTTAATCAGCAACGTGAAGATGGACCAGTGATTTGATTAAGGAGATAGAGGGCTTATGAAACTGGCAGTGCTTGGAATCATAGGGGGATATCTGCCTGCGTACTCAATTAGTACTGTAGTCCGCAATCAACTGTTGGGGCTACAAGATTTGGGGTTAAACCCTGTATTTATAAACACAGAAGGAGGAGAACACCCCAAGGAGTTTACTGGGGAAAGAAGATATTTACCTAACCTGAAAATGGAAGACTGGTTAGGCGGCACACCGTTAGACGAGCATTGGTATGACAATGCCCAGCTGCTTGTTGAACCCATGATTCAAGCATTGAAAGACATTGATGTCCTATTAGCCAACGATTTAATCATGCAGAGCTGGTACATGCAATATCGTTGGGCTTTGTGGGTTGCTTTGGAGCACTTGCCGAACATTAAGGTGTACCATTTGATACATTCAGCTCCTGCTGACCATAAAGACCTAGGTGCGCCATTCAACACTATGTATGAGCTAAAAGAACAAGAAAGTGTTATCTACAATAACTGTAGTGACCTCCAGGCAGTGGCAGAAAGGTATCAAACTGACAGGGTGTTCGGAGCATTCAACCCTATTGATTTGCCAGACTTTTTTGAGCTTTCTCCAGAAGTGTCAAGCCTCTACAAAGCCATGCGTCTAGAAGACGCAGACATCATTACCATTTATCCAACTAGGCTGAGCGAAGGCAAACAAATTGATGTCTGGTTGAGTATGGTAGCTGCCTTCAAAGAACTAGGAATCAGCATTAGAGGAATCATAGTCAACTCCTTTTCTAATTCCCAAGAAAGCCTAGACACTATTGCTCGGCTCAAGGACCATGCTGCGGATGAAGGTTTAGTGTGTAATAAAGACTTTTGCTTTACTTCTGAAGTATGCAAATCAGAATTGGGGCTGGGCCGGCATGATGTATCTTCTTTGAATAGGCTGGCAAACCTGTTCATACAAACAAGTTTATCAGAAACTTGTTCACTGATTATGCTTGAGGCAATGGCAAACCGTCAATTGCTGATACTTAACGCAGACCTGCCTTGCAACAAGTTTCAAGAGTTTGGTGGCCAGGAAGTGATTTATGCTAGATTTGGCAATCTACACGCCAGCTGCTTTATGAAAGGAGAACTAGCCCATACATACTACCGTCATATAGCTATGGAAGCCATGGAAGCTCTGTTGAGTTCTAGGGAACAGAGGGGTTTCTGGAGAGCTTTGAGAAATCATTCTAGAAGAGCCTATGCCCAAAAGCTGGGCGAAATAATGGGTGTGTACCACAATGAGGATATAAAGCCCTTGCGCGCAGTTGATGCTCCTTTCGTAGGACAATCTATTCCTCAAGAGCCAAAAGTACAGCTAAGTACCTCTGGCACAGTTCCTTTGCACCTTGTTGAAAAGGGCATGTATTAGGAGGGAACATGGAAAAGCCTCAAGTACACTTTTTAGAGAGTAACACAACTAGATACGCACTGTTAGCGCTGGCTATTTGCTTGGCGCTAGACATCAGTGGCAATTACTGGAAGGAGGTGATACCTGCGACAATTACCCAGTACGCAGATGGTGGTGTCATAACGTGCCTTGGCATTTTACTAGCTAGAGCCACGGGCATCGGTGCAACTAGCAAGTTGTCGTACAGAAAGCCTAGCTCTACAGATACACCAGATACACCAGATACAACCCAAGAAGGAGGTTGAGATGATGAAGAAATTCTGTATCATAGTAGCTCTGTTTGTTATGTCCACTGCCCTCATGGCTCAGGTTCAGACCCAGCTTGGTGTTGGCCATCTGTGGTCTGCTCAGGGGAGTTACCCCTACGCCATGGAGACCTCGCAGTTCCAGCTACAGGGGTCTTTCCTGTTTGATTTTGACCCTCATTGGTCTGCGGGCCTCTCTGTGAGCAGAGACACCATTGATGTAGTCAACTGGGCGTACTACCACAATTTTACTACCAATTTGCCCCCTGCCGGTTCGGTGAACTACACCATTTTTGACGCTGAAGGCCGTTACACGTTCAACCCAGGAGACAAGGCTTTGGTCTATGCCATGGTGGGCATGTCCTTGTATGACCGAGGCGGAGTGCACAAGGGCGGTGTCACTGCTGGCTTTGGGTTGCAGTACCAATTTTACAAAGGCCTCTATCTGTATGTTGACGCCAGGTTCAGGCACGTTCAGAACTTTGTAGTTCCTGTGGCCAACACAGTCCAGACAGGTTTGGGCCTTGGGTGGAAGTTCGGCAAGTAGTAATTGTTCCTCGAGGCACTGAATAGACCCCTGGCTCTTACCATATGCCAGGGGTCTAAGTTTATACCGTGTCTGGCACTCTCTCGTCTTAGAGACGCAATGAAACAGGGTTCACCTGTGGGGTTGTTTGGGTAGAGGGTCTAAAAGGAGGTCTACATGCTAAGAGTAAACAAGTGGGAAGACGTACAACCTGGGGATTTAGGGTGGTATGTAGGCCCAGGAATAATATCTGATGCCATAGAACACATAACAGCAAGGAAGGATTTGATTAGTTTAGGCTTCAAGATTCCTTCACATGTGTTCATCGTGCTTAACAAAACACAGGTCATAGAGGCCCTAGAGAAAACCAAGGTACGGTCTAAGCTGGAGTACAAAGCAGACTTTGAAGCAGGGAATGTTTACATCTTTAGGCCAGATGCTCCTGAGCAGATAGTCAAAGACACTCTACTTGAGTTCTACAGCAAATATGACAACCACCCTTACGGATGGTTACAGATTCTTGGTTTTATCCCGGTCCTGCTCTTACGCAAGCTACACCTAAATGTCTTCAATCCTTTCCCTCTAGGGACAGTTTGCTCAGAAGATGGTTTGATTTATTTACGCATGCTGATGTTAGCTCTGAGCAAGGCAGGTGAAACGGAGAAAGCTCTCAAGCTGGGCTGGACAGTGAGGCTAGACCCAAACACCACTGACCCTGCCCTATTGTTAATCTGCTGCATAAAGGACGACGTGCCTCCGTACATGTAGGAGACACAATGGTTTATCCGTTTCAACGTGAGTTCGTAAAGCTAGTCCTGCCCCCAGCTAAACGACAACAAGACAGAACGGGGCTGTACGCAAATTCTGTAGTCACTCTGGCAGCCCTAGAAACCAATTGGGGCAAGTATCTAATCCCCAACTCGAACAACCTGTTCAATTTGTTAGATGACTTTGATTGGATGGGGGAGACTGTAGATGTAGACCTGCCTATCAAAATCGGTGATAGATACCTCAAAAAGACCAAGAAGTTCAAAGTGTACTACTCCCTAGATGACTCAATTGTTGACCTAGCGATACAATTGAGGAAAGACAGGCATTTGTATAGAGCTATATCAGCGAGCAGGAATACTCACCTGTTCTTTGAGTATTTACGGCGGTATAAGTACTGGGGCGAAAGAGATAAAGCCAATGACCCAAGAGCACTCAAACTATATCTTAGGCATAAACGCATTATCAAATCAGTTTACAAAGCAATTAAAGAAATTGATGTGGTTCTTGCTTAACTTATTTGATGTAACACTGTAATCCCTGGCAAGAGGGCGTACATGCAACAGGTTGAAGTCAAAAGTACCCCCAACTTCTGCTACATACAAAACCCTGATGGCAATTTCAAAGTCATCAGAATGCTAGACAAAGAGCTGAAGTTGTCTGTCCCAGGGGCATTCTTTGCTCCTTCTTATGGTAAAACATGGGATGGATATGCTCACTTTATCACCCCTAAAGGGAGATTTCTAACAGGTCTGTTAGACCTGGTTACAGAGGTCTGTGTTAAACATGACATAGAAGTATCAGTGGTCAATGCTCCCCCGGAGTTTGATTACGACCTAGACCTCTCTTTGAATGGCATAGAACTCAGGCAGTATCAAAAAGAGGCAGTGTTGGCTAGTTTAGAGGCAAGGAGAGGCATTTTATCCCTAGCTACTAACGCTGGGAAAACAGAGATAGCTATTGCTCTCATCAACTCATTGAAGAAAGTAGGTCAAACCTTATGGTTGACCCACTCCCTAGACCTCGCTGAGCAGAGTTCTAAGCGTATCCTAGGGAGGACAGGGCTACCTGTTTCACTAGCTTACAAAGGAAAATATGATTTATCCGGCAGGATAGTAGTATCTACTGTTCAAACTATGTCTAAGAAGTTAGCCCATTATACGGAGGTTCTATCCTGGCTAAACAAAGTGCCGATAGTCATCCTAGACGAATGTCATCTAGGCTCTGCGGATACATGGATTAAAGTTGTTTCTGCTTGTGAGAAAGCATACTTCAGGTTTGGTCTCTCTGGGACACCATATACCGATGATAAAATCCGCAATAGGAAGCTCACCGGTCTCCTCGGCCCTGTGATTTATCACATAGGCAATATGGACCTGATAGATTTGGATGTTTCTGCTGTACCTACAGTGTTTGTGATACCCTTCCAGCACAAGGAATACCTAGATTATCAACTCGCTGTGAGCAGAGGGGTTGTACATAACATTGAAAGAAATAATCAAATAATCAATGTCTTACGGAAAGCAGAACCACATACCAAAGGGCTGGTTATGGTACAGTACATCAGTCATGGAAATAACCTTGAATCCTTGTGTAAAGAGGCAGGGGTAAAGGCTAAGTTCGTAAGTGGTAACGATACATTGGAAACCCGTATCAGTCTGCTAGAGGAACTCAAGTCAGGGGAGTTGAATTTCCTGATATCTACTAACATCTTTGACTTAGGCATAGATGTCCCAGAACTAGACTGGGTGTTCCTAGCAAGTCCTACCAAATCAGTAACCAGGGTTCTACAGCGTATTGGTAGGGTTCTTAGGAAATCAACGACTAAGGACAAAGCACTGGTGTATATGTTTCAGGATGAAGGTGACTTCTTCCTCAAGTCAGCATCCCATAAGATGCTACGAATTGTTAAAGCAGAAGGATTTGAAATCATATGAGAGGCTTTAGGAGTTCTATGTGTTTGAATCTCTCTCGCGCGCTCGCGCTCGCGCGCGCGAGTCTATTCTCTCTAGAGTACAATGGAGAGAGAGAAGTCTCTTCTCTCTATACTTGTACTCTAGAATATCCACTCTCGAAGAGACTACTCTCTCTGAGAGTAGTCTATGAGAGAGTGGATATTAAATATACAACTCTCTCAGAGAATATAATATATAATATATACAACTCTCTCAGAGAATATAAAATACAACTCTCTCTTCTCCCCTCCATAATCCTCCCCTCCTCTCTCTCGATTTCTTCCGGAGCACAACATGTCTAACACACAGCCTGTCACTCTGACGGACTTCTATGCTATGTACAGGGAAGGCCAGGTAGCTGCTTTCCAGCGGAGGTTCAGCGCTGTAGTATCCGATGAGGGCCTGGAGTCATTAGCCAGAACCTTTTGCACCCTGAAACTATTTCTACCTGACGAAGACATAGAGCCATACATGGGCTATGTCATGAGGTGGGCTAGGTCCAGGGGCATTAGGGCGGACCACCGTCTGTTACGGTCAACCAAGCTACTCACTGCGTTCATCCGGCGTACCAATAGACAGGACCGGTATGGCTTCACCAATGTTGAGGCCATGAGAGACCAGTTGTTGCTGAGAAATAGAACCTTCGCCGACGAATTGACTGCTTTAGTTCTCAAGGTAAAAGCTGTATATCAAGTTACAGGGCAGGACCTGGCTTTTGCGTTCCTGCTGGCGTTAGACTCCCGGCACTGGCAGTATTATGACAAATTAGCAAACCTTTGCCGCAAAGTATTACAAGGGGATTCAGCATCCATCAACATCATGAAGGAGAAGGGACTGTATGAAACCGTTTAGGCTCAGCGAAAGCAAGGCATTCCAAGAAGAGTTGTTCATGTACCTGCTGAAGCCCGAACACTTCAAAGAGTTCGGTTTGTTCATCCCCCCAGAGTCATTTGTGATTGAGTACCTTGGGCTGGCGTGGGAAGAGGTTAGAGAGTTCTACAGGCAGTATGGCAAAGTGCCTGAACATGGCTCCATAATCAGCAGGGTGGTTGACCAAATCCAAAGCAAAGACAAACGCAAGGCTGTCGAGGATGCCCTAACAGTCGTGATGGCAAAACAGCCCAATGACATTGAGTTCATACGGCAGCATCTTGTAGGATTTGTAAAGCGCACAAAACTAGCCTTGCTGGGGGAGTCAATAATAGCAGCGTCAGAGCAAGGGGAAAACATTGATGTGCTAGGGCTAAGGAACGAACTAGACAGCATATCCTCGTTCGGTTTTCCTAACGTAGAAAACAGTACATACTTCGGCACATCAAAAGAACGGTTGCTAAAATACATAAGAGGCGAAGAAGCAGAGCTGCTGAATGTGGGCCTGGGCAACCGTATCAGGGTTGCTCGCGGGGAGCTGGCTGCTATACTTGCTCCACCCAAAAGGGGCAAATCATTCTCCCTAGTCAACATTGGGTATGGGGCCATGACTAACGGCCTCAAGGTGCTGCATATTACACTTGAATTAAGGCAGGAAGCAACTGAGCTACGGTATGACAGAGCAGTGACTAACCTCACCAAGCGCGCTCTCCGTCAAGCAGATAACTATGACAGAGCACAAGAGCTAATCAACAGGCTGAAGAAGCTCCGAGGAGAATTGGTTGTCAAGTATTTCCCTGCTAACAAAGCATCCTCCGAAACGATATATGGGCTGCTCAACTACTACGCCACCCAAGGAATCAAGTTTGACGTATTGGTGGTTGACTACGCGGACCTGCTAGAGCCAACTAGGAAGTATTCAGAAAGAAGATTTGAGTTATCAAGAACATACACAGACTTGAGGGCTTTGGGCAGCGAATTCAATATGGCAGTCTGGACTGCTAGCCAGAGCAACAAAGCTACCCTAAACGCTGAGATAATCAATATGTCAGACGTAGCTGAAGACATAGGCAAAATGGCTATCGTAGATTTGGCTGTTGCTTTTTGCCAAACCAAGGAGGAGAGGTACGGTCAGCCTGAGCGTGCTCGCTTGTACATAGCAGGGGCTCGGGAAGAAAATGATGGCAGGATTATACAGGCCATGGTGGACCGTGATGTAGCCAGGATTTACGTCGATGAGAACGAAGACTCAGCTTTCTGAGCAGGTTATCAACTCCTGGTCTAAGGGGCAGGCTCGCATAGGCCATGATGGCGAAACTAAAGTGCTCTGCCCAAAGTGCATGCATATTGACCACAACGGATACCCTACTTTGAACTTCAATGTCACCAAAGGGGTAGGCCGTTGTGTGTTCTGCCTAGCTACTTTTACGACCCTCCAGCTTATGAAACAGGTCAACGCAGTACGTCTTATGGCTCACAAGCCTTCCGTTGCGTCTCTAAGACGAGAGGGTGCCAGAGGCCCAAAAGTGGAGGCCCCCTCGGCTGACCTATGGACCCCTCTAACCGGAGCAAAAGGGGTGATGGCAGCTAGAGCAGCAGATTATCTGTTCAAAAGAGGGGCAACACCAGAAATGATTCAGAAGTACGGGGTAGGGTTTGGCACGGTTGGCAGGTTGCAGGGGAGACTGGTGTTCCCGCTGTTTGAAGACAACAAACTGGTGTATTATCAGGCTAGGGTTGTCGGTAACGCAGGTGGCCCTAAGTACCTAAACCCATCAGAAAGTGATGCCTGCTTAGGAAAGAGCAGTGTGGTCGGCTACATACAGTATCTTCGGCCCAATGAACCCTTTATCATCACAGAGGGATTGATGTCAGCTTGGGGAGCGTCTGAGCTGCTCGGTTGCCCCTCAGTTGCTGTGCTAGGCAAGACAATTAGTGATGTTCAGGCCATCAAGCTGTCTAAGCTCCACCTTGGAAGATGCACGTTGATGTTTGACCCTGATGTCTCTAATGACCAACTGAGAAAGGCCAGTAAGAAATTGTCACAGTGGGGCATAGCAGTGGATATAGTACATCTTACAGAGAAGCAAGGAGACCCTTGGGATTTATACAGGACTAAAGTTTTCAAGCACTAAGCTGTAATACAAGAGCGGAGGGCACACATGCGGTTGTATGATGATGTTACTGAGGCCACACAAGACCTGTCACAGTGGGTTATGCGCTCAGGAGTTGATAGGAACTCCCGTGGCATGAACTACAAGGAAATTGTTGACCTCAGTTGGGAAGTAAGCTATCCTCTCGAGGACTTACTGCCTAGACTGCCATCACGCAAGGCCCACCCATTTCAACTGATGGCAGAAACTCTATGGGTACTGTCCGGACAAGACCGGATTTCTTTTTTGCAAAGGTACATACCGTCAGCAGCTTCATTTAGCGATGATGGCCTGGTGTGGCCTGGGGCTTATGGGCCTAGGATTTGTGCAGGTATTGGGGCAATCATAGAAATACTGGCATCCGACCCCGAAACCCGCAGAGCCTATTTACCCATTAACTACCCCACTGACCTGACTCGGCTGAAAAGCTCTAGGGACATACCTTGCAATGTGGGAATTCAATTCTATAGGTCCGGACAGTACCTTAACCTGGTTCGTTTCTGCCGTAGCAATGACTTGATTTATGGGTACGCCATCAACCACTTTGAATTCTCAGTGCTCCTCGCAGTGGTTGCTGCAGCCTTGCCAGGAGGAGTTATCCCTGGCGCGTACATCAATCATGTTACCAGCTTGCATGTTTATGAGGACAAGTATGAGCAGGTGCGTAGAATGATGTCTGACATACCAACATGCAAGTCTATTTCTGGGCATTCCTGCTTTAGCTTTGACTACGGTAATGAGTGCATAGATACTTATCCCAGCTTGCTGGGAGACCACAATGCTATTTGGATAGTGGTAGAGACATTGTCTAGAGCTTGGGAAGGCACAAGTACAAGTCAAGTATTAGACACTTTGTATGCCTTGAGAAAGAACCTGTCGTCAGGGCCTAGCAACCATTTTGTCCATGTGTTTTATGCTTTGCTGGGCGCGCACTTGCTGTTCCGTAAAACAAACAACGCTGAAGTGGCGCATTGGTGGCAAAGTTTCAAACTACATGAGGAACCATTGGCCAATAACGGGTTAGTCGCTGCCAGTAGGCAGTTCTTACTGAGCAAAGACTGGGCTTTGTCTAACGTACTGTAAAAAAGGAGAAATTGATGGCCTCTTATTCTAAACTTGCCCGCAGACTTTCTGACATAAAGAGGTTGCACATGCACCAGCTCCGCAAACCTCAGAGTGTAGCGGAGCATAGCTACAACTTGGCGATGTTTCTGCATAAAGCAGCTTCAGTTCTCAATGCCAGCAATTCACCAGCAGCTAGAGTTGATTTGACCTACTTGCTGGAACGTGCGTTGTTTCATGACCTGCCCGAAGCAGTGACTGGGGATATCCCTTGGCCGACCAAAAAAGTCATCAATGAGCTGCTTGGTTCTGATAAGGGCAGTAGTTATGAGCAGGTTGAGCGGATACTGATGTGGGAAAAAGCCGGTATCCTAGACTCTGATGCCATACAAGGGAGCATTTGGGGCAACAGTTCTACGCATCAGCTAGAGGACCATTTGGTTGAGTTCGGGGATATGCTTGAGCTGTTTCTTACCATGCAAGGAGAAGTAGAACTGGGTAACTCTGATGTGGAATATGTCCTTGACAAGGCGACACAAGTGGCTTGGGCTAGATACAATTATTTCTTTTCTCAGGAAGTCAGAACTTTGCTCTTTTTGACTGAAGAAGTTGCTGCCCTGGTCAAAGCAGTCAATACCGCCAGCTTGGCAATTATGGAGGATGTAGGTGTTTAGTAGCAGTGCTAGTGATGCCCAGAGGGGTTGGCGAGAGCAGCCACTCTTGTCTGGCTGGAGGTGGTAGGTGACCAAGAAACCTAAGTCAAAGCCATTTGACGAATCCTCAGTCATATCGGCCATTAAGTCCGGTAACGGAGTGAAACGGGTTATTGTCTTACTGAATGATGGTACGGTATGGGCCTGGGGCACAAATAACAATGGTGAACTCGGCGACGGAACATATATTAGCAGGAATACCCCTGTTCAGGTTGTAACTTCTGTTGGTGGGCCAGCGCTGGCCGGTATAACAGCCATTGCTGAGGGCGGATATCATACCCTAGCCTTGAAAAATGACGGCACGGTTTGGGCTTGGGGCAATGGCAGTTATGGCCAACTAGGCAACGGGAAATACTCCACTAGCAATGTCGCTGTTCAGGTTTTAGGGCTCACTGATGTTATAGCCATTTCTGGCGGCGATTATCATTCCCTAGCCATGAAAAAGGGCGGTACAGTATGGGGCTGGGGGAAGACTAAGCCTGGCATTGGAGTATGTATCAACAGTGCTACCCCTAAGCAGCTTTTAACGCATGGGTCATATATAAATCTGTTGTGCAATTGGAGAACAAAGAAATGAAATCACCCAAAGACCACCTTGGGCGATTATGGAGGATGTAGGTGTTTAGTATATTCAATATGCTGGCTAAACGGTCAAACCCAGTCATCCTGCGCAATGGCCAGACAACATCCACACTTTACTGCGCTGACTGTCTGAAGATTATGCCTACGTTGAGACAGGTGGACGCTGTTGTCACAGACCCCCCATATGGGGTGAAGGCAGCGGATTGGGATTATGATATGCCGCCGCAAGAGGTGCTCTCGCTTTGCCTCAATGCTGCAAGAGGCCCTGTTATGTGGTTTGGCTCCGCGCCTCGGATTCTGGACTTTGCGAACTACGCCCCGCGCCCAGATAGGATTCTTATTTGGGCTCCGGCCTTTACTCTGTCAAGAACCAGGAAAGACGGCTACGCATATCGCTACCATCCTATCGCATTATGGCGTCCGGTGAAGCAAAAAGCGATTGGTTGGGATGTCATAAGGACAAATTGCGATGGGCATAACTGGTGGTATCATCCGGCCACCAAGCCAGAGGCGCTAATGATATCGCTGGTCGCAGCATCTGGAGGCCAAAGCATCCTTGACCCCTTCATGGGCTCCGGCACGACCGGCGTGGCCTGTGCCAAGCTGAGCCGGAACTTCATTGGAATTGAGATAAACAAGGACTATTTCAACATAGCAGTCAAGCGTATCAAGGAGGCATTGACCCAGCCACTATTTGGAGGCAAAAATGACTGAGGAGAGGTCCACCCATAAGCTAGAAGGTATCAACCTGGCGTTCACTAGCGGTCTCGACGCAGAGACCACCAGTATTATTTTGGACGAAGCCAATTGGTTTGTGGTTGCAGCCAAGTTGGCATTGGTTCAGAGCCTGACCAAAGCCCCTGGGTACAAAAACTCATGGTGCAAAAGGGGAGACCATGGTATCTTCTTCACTATAGCACGCAAGTGGGACAGGCTTGAGTCAATCTTCACCAGTGGTAAGGACATATGGAAGGGCTTTGGCGAAGCTGTTGAGGAAACTGTTCTTGACTTAGCTGTCTACTCTGTGAAGTGGCTTGGGTACATACTTGCTAAGCACCCAGACCGCTATGATAGGCTGGTTGAAAGGCTCTACAAGGAAGTTGTAGACGTGCAGGACAAAATTGAGATATTTGATACTGAAACGAACCAAGCTGCCCTGCATGGCTCCAGGGAGTTGGAGCATGACTAAGGAGGTATCTGCTACAACCATCCCAGCTAAACTCAGCAAGCTGCAACTCAGTAACGGGGATATCCTGCTTGCTACAGTAGAGAGCAAAGTGACCCCTAGGCAATTGAAGCATTTGCAGGCGCTGCTGCGAGGGGCTCTGTCCCAGCTTGGTTTAGACGGTGTGCTTGTTTTGGTAGTCACTGAGGACATGCACCTAAACAAGTTGACAGATGATATGCTAGACAGCATGGGCTTGATGAGGAAACGGTAATGCCTCGGTGTACTGACTGTGACCTATGCAAATCTTGCATGTCAGTCAAGATACCTATGTCTGTTGGCAGCGGTTCCCCTAGAATCTTGATAATAGGGGAAGCTCCTGGCGCCGAAGAAGATAGGATGGCTAAGCCATTTGTTGGCGAGTCAGGTCAGCTGCTGAGAGATGGTCTAGCTGAGTTCCTGCCTAAAGATGTAGTGCCTTACATAACTAACGCTGTGAAGTGCCGCCCCCCACAAAACAAGTTGAGTGGCGCCAAGGCTATACAGGCTTGCCGTAAATACTTGATTGAAGACATAGAAAATTGCCACCCTGACTTTATATTTGTGTGCGGGGCAGTACCTCTGCAGTCATTGCTAGGGTTGACGGGTATCACTAAACTGCGTGGCACTAGGTTGTCCTACGAAGCCTCCTGGGGTGCCGTGCCCGTATTCCCCATATTCCATCCGGCATACATACTGCGCAATATAGGCATGCTCAGTATGTGGGTGGAGGATATGAAACGTGCCTACAGAACGTGGGATACCCGTGTTGATTCAATCTCAAATGCCCCGTACACAGAGGTATCATTGCAGGAGTTTGAGGGGTACGCACAACATGCTAAGAGCGTTGTGTACGACATTGAGACCAATAAGTGCTTAGACCCTAAGAACCCAAATGGTTTTATCACTAGGATTGGGTTCTGTTTGAAGGATGGTGACAAGTATTTGGTAGCAGGGGCAGACCCCTATAAAGACAGTTGGGAACAAGACAGACAAGTTTGCCAAAGGATACTACAGTTGCCAGGTGTAGAAAAGGTGGCCCACCACCTCAAATTTGACTCTGGGTGGCTGCTAGAAAAATATCAAATGGAGGTGACTCCTCCTTTGTTTTGTACCCTTGTGGGGTTTTACATAGGGGTCAATGAGGAGGCGAGCAACGGCCTTAAGAATTTGGCCTATTTGTACACACCGTATGGCGGGTACGAAGACAAATTCAAAAGTGTAGAAGAAAGCGCTCCTAGTGTGTACCCTCTGTCTTGGTTGCTGGAGCAGCCTGATGAGTATCATTCTGTGCTTAAACACTACAACTATATGGACGTTGTTGTAACTCATATGGTGTATGAGCATGTAAAGCCT